CTTACTTCTTTCTTGTATTCAAGCGAAACCACAAGGTTTTCAATTCAGTTAGGTGCTTCTGTCCCCGCAACAGAACATCGCAAAACCCCTAATCTGACCACCGCCTTGAATGATGAATGGCTCAACTCCAATGCCGACCAAGTGTTCTCGACTGCATTAACATGGGCGTTGGTGTACAACAGTACCTTTATCAAACTGGTGTACCGCAAGGGGATTCAGATTTACATGATTGAACCTTCCTCAATGGGGGTGTTGCGTGAGGATAGTCCTTATGCAGACCGCCAAGAAGCAATGGTGCAAACCTATTACATTACTCGTAGTGAACTCTTAGACCGACTGTATAGCCACCCACAACGTGAAGCGATTATGAAACGGGTGACAACGGGTGTGCGAGTAGCAGAATCCGATATTCCAGAGGGCGTAAACCGCATTATTACCTCCCAATCCAATCCTGTTTTAAGTGGTAACGTCAATTTAGAACTCTACGGCACCAATCGGTACAAAGCACAAGTGGCTGAAGACATGGTAGAGATGAGAGAGTTATGGATTTGGAATAGTGAAACCAGTGATTATCAAGTTGTGACTATGGCAAGTCCTGGTGTGTTACTTTACGATCGACCTGGCGAAACCATGTTCCTTAAAGGCGAATGTCCGTTTGTGCAAATCTGCCCTGTGCCACAATACGATTATTATTGGGGCGCCTCTGAGGTTTCAAAGTTAACCAACCTACAAACCTTGCGCAATACCCGTATGGCAGAGATTTTAGACATTTTGGCACGTCAAACCAAGCCACCAAGAGTGTTTTCGGGCTTGGGCGGTATTTTGGATGAGAAATTTAGTGCATTAAACTTTCCAGGCACCCATATTGCTTCTGATATGCCAGGCGCTAAGGTCGATAACCTTGCCCCAGAAATGCCCGCTGATTTATTTGAGGTCATCCACGAAATTGATGCCATGTTCTCGGAAGTATCGGGTATTTCAAACGTATTATCGGGTAAAGGCGAGTCGGGTGTGCGTTCACAAGGGCATGCTAGTCAATTAGCCCGTTTAGGTAGCTCAAGAGCCAAAAAACGTGCTTTAATTGTAGAAGATAGTCTTGAAAAAGTGGCAACTTTGTTTTTAAAGATGATGAAGCAGTATGACAACACTTATTTTCAAGATGTAGATGGAAAACCATTTATTGCCGAACAATTTACCAATGATTTTGTGGTAAAAGTGGATGCGCACAGTAATAGTCCTATCTTTACTGAAGATTTAAAACAGTTGGCATTTAATTTATTTAAAGCTCAAGCAATTGATAAAGAATCTTTACTTGACTTATTAGAGCCTCCAATGAAACAATTACTAAAAGACCGATTGAAACAACGTGAGGAAAAAGAAAGAATGAATCCTCCAGAAGCAAAAGGTAAAGAAGCACCTAAACAGAAAATGGATGAATAATGGCGCAAGGCACAGTAGCACCAAGATCTGATCAACCAAAAGTATCAACGCAATCGTTGAAACGTGGAGATAGTGCGCCTAGTTTACAGTACAAAACAACTGGTATTAAAAGTTTTAATCGGGGTTCGAACAAAAATTACGGACGAGCCACGAGGGGATAAAAACGGGTTTCCCGTAAGAAGGAAAAGGGTGTTGGCTGCCAGCCCTAATTGGTGGACGCTATCGCAACAGGAGCTTACCATGCGTAAAGGAAGAAAAGGTCGTAAAGGTCGTAAGTAATCCGCAAGGATCTTACGGTTTGACCGTTTAAACCTCCCTTTGGGGGTGGGAATAGAAATATTACCCCCTACTTGACATTTTTACAGAAAGGTTTAATCTTTCTTGTAATTAGATAGGAATTTATTATGAGCATGCCCCCCGATCAGTTGATGAGCTTGTTGAAAAACCAAAAGGACAAAGCGACTCCTACGGGAACTCCGCCTGTGCCAGAAACGGGTGGTGGCATTTCAGATCCTTCTTCACCTCCAATGGCTTCACCAATGTCTACCCCCGAACCAAAGATGGGTGAACGTGAAGCATCATTACTCAATATTTCAATGGCAATGGATTTGTTAGAACAAGCCTTGCCAGCTCTCGGTAGTGAATCCGAAGAAGGACAAAAAGTCTTAAACGGTATTCGTACCTTGACTACCATTTTGGGCGCAAAGAAATCCAAAGTGAACTCTTTGCAGCCGACTGAAATTATGCAAATGTTACAAAATTTACCTCAAGCGGGCGGTGCTACGCCAGAGGGTAAAGCAATGCAACAAGCACCATTAATTCCTGGCATGTCACCTGGTGGTGCGCCTCCTCCAATGCCTCCAATGGGCGGTGGAGCGGGCGGTCCTCCTCCTGGTATGCCACCACCACAACCTATGTAAAGGAAATAAAATGGAACTTTTTAAACCAAGAGGTGCAGCATCTCCAAGAAGACCAACTGACAACAATCAGAAAAATGGTCAAATTGTTAACACTCCCCGCTTTTCGCAGTTTGGCGGTTTAGATGGAATCAGCAAGGGTGGTTATAAAAATCAAATGACCACATCCAGACCTGGTGACACCAAAAAAGTTATTTAAACAAATAGGGGATAAATATGTCTTTAGAAGATCTATCATTCGAACAACGTGATGAGTTAGCCATGTTAGCCAAGCAATTGGCTGACAACCCAGAAACTAGGGAAAACTTTTTACGTTTGACCAAACAAGTTAAGCCAGACTTAACTATTCCAGAACTCGCTCTCAAAGATGACTTAGCCAAACAATTGAAGGTGTCGCAAGACAGTTATCAAAAGTTAGAAGCCAAGTTTAAGCAAAAAGAGCAAATGGAAAATTTACAAGAACTTCGTAATCGTTTAGTGGAAGATGGTAAAGCATCCAAAGCCGACATACCAGAAATTGAAAAATTAATGGTGGAAAGACAAATCAACGATCACGAAACTGCTGCTGATTATTTTAGATGGATGAAGCAAGCAGCCACACCGACTTCTGATGCGTCTATGGGTTACAATCCAAACGTAATGAAGAAATTTAACCTTGAATCATTTATGAAAAATCCAATTCAAGGTGCAAGAAATGAAGCAGCAGCGGCGCTAGCTGATCTACAAAAAAACCGTAGACCAATTGGCATTTAATAGTAAGTAGGGGATATTTACTTTAGGAGTTGATTATGCCAATAGGCGGAGGAATAGTACCAGCTTCGGGTAGTGCGCAATACAACGAATTAACTTATGTTACTCGTCGTGCGTTTGTCCCTAAGATGGTTGTACAATTATACAATAGCACACCCGTGATGGCTGCTTTGATTGGTAACAGTCAACAAGCCTCTGGTGGTGTTTCTCAAATCTCAGTTCCAGTACAAGGTGCGCCGTTTGTGAATGCGCAGTGGTCAGACTACTCTGGTAGTTTTACACAACCCTCAGTACAACAAGGTGCGTTCTTATCAGAATTTAACCTTAAACTCATGATTGCACCTGTACCTTTCTTGGGTATGGAAGGTGCAGTTCAACAAGACTATGCAATCATTCCTTTGATTGAAGCTCGTATGAACGATACAACCAACGTCATGCTTGATGCAATGGCAACTGCGTTGTTCTCCAACACAACTAATACACAACAGTTTATTGGTTTGCCTGGTGCAATTGATGACGGTACCAACTTAGCCACTTACGGAAACATTAACCGTTCTACTTACGGCTGGTGGAAATCTAAAGTGTATAACGCTGGTAATGCAAACCCAACTCGTCAAAACGTGTTGCAATACATTTCTGGTACGGTAAAAAACGGTGCAGAAGTTCCAACGTTCGGTGTGTGTGGCTTTGGTACATGGACATTATTGGCTCAAGACTTTGTAGGTCAAGAACAGTATGTCATTACTCCAGGTCATGCGTTTGATGGCGATAGCAATGGACCGCAAGCTGCGTTCAGAGCGTTAATGGTTGCTGGTGTTCCAATTTATCCAGACCCATATTGCCCAGAAGGAACGATGTATTTTATTAATTCAAATTACCTTAGTTTATACATTCATGATCAAGGATCATTTGTATTTACAGGTTTTGAATCTACTTTACCTAACTGGCAGATTGGTTATGTTGGTGCAGTGTTAATGATTGCGGAATTAGTTTCTGTTAAACCAAAATCAATGACTCGTGTCACTGGTTATAACTCAATTTCACTATAAGGAGCGTATAACATGGCACTCGGTCTAAATAAAATTTTATTGGCAAACACCAATACAAATACTCCTGGCGCATATCCGCAAACAGTTATTATTTCTAGCATTGGTATTGGCAACGCATCTGCCATGAACGCTGGCACATTAACTGCGCAGTATGTTCCCGCTGGTTTGTATATTATGCCTGTCAACACTACTGCAAACGTAGCTATTGAGGTAAATAGCGGAACCAACAACAACAACTGGTCAACTTATGTTGCTGCTAACTCTGGCGGTACAATTATTTCTGATGGCTATAACGTGCGTGCAAACGCAACGGTATCAAACCAGACATTAACTTTGTACACTGTCAACGGCGGTCAAGCAGTAAACCAAACCTTCGTAAGTTAAGGGGTAAACAATGGCTAATCCAGATTCAGTTGGACAGTTTTATCTTGATTCGTTTAGTAACGGTCGTCTTGCAGTTGTTCGTGCAACCCAATTAAATACTGGCGGTAATGCAGTAATTACTTTGCCATTATTAAGTGGCGGATTAACCAACGGTGGTGCAACAGCTAACTCTGGGGGAGTAATTGTTCGCAGAGTAACTATTCAAAACCCAAGTGGTAGCGTTTCTTCTGCTAACGTGTCTATTTCTGCCACCAACAACAATGCCAACGTAGTATTTGGCAATACTGTGTTGTCAACACTTACGGGTGTTGGTACATGGCAAGACATTACACCGTCTGCGCCTTACACAACAAACGTGGTATCGGGTGTGGTGACGCAAGCATTATATGTAAACATTAACACCCCATCTGGAAACGCTAATACCGTTGACATTTGCGTGTATGGTGACGTAGTAAGTTTTTAATTTTTGAAGGGGATAAGATGTCAACTGTATTTGTAACGAATAACACGGACTATGAGGTTTGCGATGGATACGATGGTAAATTTTATGATTTTCCAAAAAATGAAACTGTTGAAGTTCCTATTGAAATTGCTATTCATGTTTTTGGTTATGACCAAGAAGACAAAAAACCATATTTGACTCGTTTAGGTTGGGTAAAAAGTGGCGCTGATTACAAAGAGGGTTTTAAATCCTTAGCGCTTGTTGATATTCAGCTTGAACGACCAAAAAAGAACCAATCGTTATCCCCGTTGGTGGAGAGAGTACCCTTGCCTGACTCACATCAAGCGAGGGGAAAAATCCTTAAAGCAGTTTAAACTATGAATAAAACATGGCAACCTTACAGAGCTATCTCACCGATGTTCAACGATTGTTGCACGATGCCAACCTTAATTTCTATACTCAACAACAGTTAACTGACTATATTAATTCGGCTAGGGAGCGTGTGGTTCGTGACACAGGGTGTTTACGACAAATTGCAGTAACACAAGTCCCTACAATTCAAGGTGGCACCCCTACGGCTTGGGTTGCCAATACGGCGGTCACTGCTGGACAATATGTCTTTAGCAATATTTTTATTTATCAATATAAAACAAGCGGAACCAGTGGATCGACTGCGCCACCTTATCCCGCATCGGGCGCTAATAATTATAGTAATTATCCGCCGACTACTGCGTTTGCGGATGGTACTGCCACACTGTTGTATGTAGGCAACTGTGAAATTATTACTTACGAGAATATTTCATCTATTTTGGCAACCATGCCGTTGTCTATTTCGTCTGGTAATACCGTGCTTGATGTTCTTAATATTAATCTGTATTGGGGTAATACACGGGTGCCTCTCGACTATGCACAGTGGTCTGAATTTAATGCCAAGATGCGTTTCTGGCAAAACTACATTGGCAGACCTTTAGTCTTTAGTATTTACAGTGAAAACAGAATTTACATAGGTCCAATACCAGATCAAAGCTATCAAATTGAAATAGATTGCGTGGTGTTACCTAATGCCATGAGTTTATCTACGGCAACAGTAGCCGATGTTATTAATGATCCTTATTCGGGGGCGGTAAAATTTTATGCTGCTTACTTAGCCAAGTATTATGAACAATCTTTTGGTGAAGCGGAAATTTATAAACAAGAATATACAACGCAAGTCAGATCAATTTTAAATTCAGTTTTCACCAGGCGGATACCATCGGTTTATGGCACAGGATTTTAAATGGCAAGCGCAGAACAGAAAAAATCTTACAAGGTGGTTAAGGAATTTAAGAGTCTTAACACTAAAGCCAACCGTACATCAATTGGAGATGACGAGTTTAGTTGGCTAGAAAATGTTCAGCCTGTAGGTTATGCCAACTTAAAAATCATTCCGACTGTATCTAATGCCATCAACGCAACAGGCAACATTGTTACTTTCAGTAGTACGGTTACTACCTTTGCTTCTGTCAATTTAGGGCAAAACGATTACATTGTTGGTTTTGAAAACAATGGTGGCGCACAATTTTACAATGTTCAGACTTTAGCAACAGGCAATGTGTCGGCTGCGGGTACATTTTCCAACTCTGGAATCAATTACTCACAATACAACAATGATCGGATGTTGATTCTTGACCCGAGCAAAGGTTTGTTTAGTTGGGATGGAAATAATACCGTTTCAATTGGCTCGATTGGCACAATTGCTTTAACTTCTGCGGGCAATGCTTATACTTCGGCACCCACAGTCACTATTTCTGCACCAGATCAAGTGGGAGGCACCCAAGCCAACGCAGTTGCAACTATTTTGAACGGAAATGTCAGTACCATCACGTTATTGACGGGTGGAACAGGCTATACCAATGGTGCAAACGTTGTGGTGACGTTTTCGGGTGGTGGTGGTTCTGGTGCGTCAGCAATTGCGGGTATCACTACTTTTGCCACAGGAACATTATCTTTTGCGGTGGTCAGCGGTGGCTCGGGTTATAGTAATACGGCAAATACGACTATTTCGTTTAGTGGTGGAGGTGGTTCGGGTGCGGTGGCTCAAGCTATTGTGCAAGGCAATGCTATTACCCAAGTGATTATGACCAACAACGGTACAGGCTATACCAACGCAGCCAACATTATTGTGACCATTACTGGTGCGGGTGGCAATACGGCAGTCTTACAACCGATTGTATCAAACAATAAAAACGTGGGTGTGGCGACATTTAGTGGTCGGGTGTGGGTAGCACAAGGAAGAACTGTTTATTACTCAGCAGCGGGCTTTTATAGCGATTTTACGAGTGTTTCTGCGGGTGCGTTGACATTAACCGACTCCACATTGCATGGCAACATTGTGCAACTTTTGGCAGCTAATAATTTCTTGTACATTT